AAAAAGGTAGTGGTGCTGGGTGATTACCGCGCACCGTGCGGCGGCATGGACGGCGTGAACGACAAGAACGATCGGTTCGACATCGTGTCGAAGTACGCCGACCGTAAGCACCGTGATACGCTTGTGCTGTGCGAGGGGCTGATCTTCGGCGGCGTGTACGGCGTCACCGAGGGCCTGGGCGTGCTCAGTGAGCAGAAGGGCGCGGTGCCGTGGGTGTACGCGTTCATGTCCACGCCTCTGGAAGTGTGCCTAGATCGCTGTCGGCAGCGCCGAGAGGCACGAGGCGTGACCGAACCAATGAACCCCCACAACACAACGACAAAGCACAGAGCGGTGGAGTGTGTGCGAGAGCGGGTGATTGCAAACGACAACGCGAACCAGCACGTGTATGAAGTGGATCATCGTCTCAAACCGGCGACAGCGTTCAAGAAGCTGTGCACGTTCTTGGAGGCCCTGTGAAGCCTGTGGCTGTGGAAGTTACAGCGGCGAAGCCCCGGCGTGCTGCGAAGACAGAGGCCGGCATGGAGTTCCCGCTGTTGGATGAGTTCGTTTCGTTTGTGACCGAGCGCTGGGCCATCCACCAGCGCCGCCTTTCCGGGAAGCCCGCACCGTGGACGACTGACCCCATTCTGTTGAAGTATAAGTTCACCAACGTTCGCAGAGAGGATGATAGAGTCACGCGGTGGCTCCATGAGCACTGGCTTCGGCCGCACCAGGATGACCTTCCCAGCGCAGTGTTCGCGATGTGCCTTGCGCGCATCGTAAACCTTCCCTCTACGATGGAGGCGCTAGGCTACCCTTCGACGTGGAATGCAAAGAGGTTCACGCGCATCATGGAGAGCCGAAAGGCCGACGGGCTGAGAAGTTTCAACGGCGCATACATGATCAACGCCGTCGGCGCTACGCGTGGCCAGTCAAAGGCGAGCTACCTAGCTGAGAGCGTACTGCCGGGCTGCTGGGCGGCGCGTAAGCGCGTTGCGGCCGCGCTAGAGACGGGGTCGTTGAGAGCGGCGTTCGATGAACTGATAAAGTGCAACGGTATGGGCACATTCATGTCCGCGCAGATTCTGGCGGATATTAAGAACACGCCTGTAGGCCTCAAGGCGGCTGACTGGAGCACGTTCGCCGCCAGCGGGCCTGGGTCTAGACGCGGGCTGATGCGCTTGCAAGGAATAGCCGTATCGCAGGGTAAGTCGGGCTACCCTGGAACTGAAGCTGACTGGCACGCCACGTTACTGGAGCTACGTAAGCAGGTTCTACCGCTACTACCGAAGGAGCTTAAGAAGCTGGACGCTCAGAATCTACAATCGTGTTTGTGTGAGATGGACAAGAGGTGCCGCGTTCCGGAAGGGCGACGCCCGAAACAGTTATTCAAACCTAGTGAAGAGGAGTACTGTTGACGCCTGACAATCTGAACTACTACACAAGCAAGGGCCGTGAAGCAATAGGGCGCTACTGCGGCCTGGAAGGTCTGAAGGAAGTCAAGGCGCTGAAGACCGGCATGGACTTCCGTCACCCGCAGTACAGACGAGAAGTATGGATGAGGTTCTACGAGTTTCACCTGCGTCACCGCTCCCACCCCGGCGCGGTGTACTACGCTTTTCCTTATCTATTCAAGAAACTGAAACTAACGCTGGAGCAGCGGCTGTGGTTCGCTTTTATAAACGGGAATAGCCAGCACGTTGTAAGCACGCTGACAATCTTTCGGCGCTTTCCAGACTTCGAGGCCCTTGACTTTGAAAAGCTACGGAGTTACTTCAACGACAACTACGCACGATTCGGGTGGGACACCGATAGACGCTACCACAGGAAAGAGTTCCTGAAAGCCGTGGAGGTGTATCAGCGCCTTACTGATGGAAACCAGGTAGACTATTTTAAGCAGTTCGAAGGAAAGGATGAAGAGGAAACATTCAGAGCAACTTGGGCCGCTGTACGAAAGCAATTCTGGGGCTTCGGTAGGTTATCTACTTTCTCTTATCTAGAATACTTACGTATCGCTGGGTTGAAGCTGGACTGTGACGATCTGCTTCTTGAAGACATGAGCGGGTCAAAGTCTCACAGAAACGGCCTAGCAAAGGTTCTTGGAAGGGACGACTTAGATTGGAACAAGTCTACTGGGTTTGACGGCGCGTACGTGCCGGGGCAGGTGGAGTGGCTACGCCAAGAGGCGACGCGGCTTAGAAAGGAAGCGCGTGCGCGGTTCAAGGGTCGTGACTTTGAAAAAGACGTTGGGTACTTTACTATGGAATCGACTTTCTGTACTTTCAAGAGTTTTCATCGTAAAAATCGACGTTACCCAAACGTGTATAACGACATGTTTTACAGACGCCTGAAGGACTCTGAGCGCGCTTTTCCTGAAGAAGATTATAGCTTGCTATGGGAAGCCCGTAAGGCGTACCTCCCAGCTGCGTTGCGCCTAGAGGACACGCCTGGTGATCCCGGCCTGTGCCCTGAGAAGCAGAATCACTACCGTAACACGGGTCAAGTTGTGATGCTAGACCATGACTGGCCCTGCTTCAAAAACGATTTCAACAAAGAAGGAGAAAAGTAAATGCACGCACTTGAGGAATGGAAAGAACTTGTGGTAGCGCTGAACCCGGCCGCAACCTTCTCGCCGCTTTACGTAGAAGCGCGCGTCGGTCTAGAGATCGTAGGCGCGTACCGCGAAGAGGGCCCGTCGTACGCCGGCAGAGCGAAGGTTACGCCGGGCGCGGCGGCAGCGGCGGCAGCGGCGGGCTTATAATTAAGTTACAGCAAGTGAAAGGGTAAAGCATGTTTAGTTACAAAGCGAGAGATGTAAACGAAGCGCTGTCCACTGGGCTGCAGCACTTACTTAGAGAAGGCGCACCGGAAGAGTCACGGGCTGGTAAGGTGCTAGTAGCGCCGGGGCCGGTGTGCATTGAATACACTGACCCAAGGCAACGGGTCCTTTACTCACCAGCACGAGATGCAAACCCAGTGTTTCATTTCATGGAGTCTCTCTGGATGCTGTACGGCAGCAATGAGTGTGAGTTCCCACGGTTCTTCAATTCGTCATACAGTCAGTTCAGCGACGATCGCGGCGCTACAATGTGGGACGCGTACGGGCACCGATGGCGAAGATTCTTCGGGTATGATCAGCTTGACTTGATCGTTGAAGAGCTGAAAAAGAACCCGACCTCGCGAAGGTGTGTTTTGTCGATGTGGAACTCTTGGCCCCACGCAGGTGACTACGATCAGAACTGGCCGCCCGGCGCTTTGTTTGACCTAGGAAGCGATCTTCGTAACCACGACTTACACGTAGCAACACACGGCGGAAAGGCTGTTCCTTGCAACACGCACGCCTACTTTGCGGTACGCGGCGGAAGGCTGAGCATGACGGTCATGAACCGCAGTAATGACGCTCTATGGGGCTGCTTCGGCGCGAACGCAGTTCACTTCAGCTTTCTACTGGAGTACATGGCAATGCGTATCGGCGTTCCTATGGGTAGTTATCTCCAGTTCACAAATAATCTTCACACATACACTGACACGTTCAGCGTTGAGAAACTGAACCTGATCGAGCATGAGTGTGATACGGTGGGTGCGCTTCCAGAAACAGGCCCCGCCATCACTGATGGCTTCGACGCTGACCTAGCGCTGTTCATGCCGTGGGCGCTGAGCGTCATACGGGCTACGCCGCCACCGGCTACCTGGGAAGGAGCGACGCCGCCCGGAACGCAGTTGGCGCTCAACGTGCCGCCCTGCACGACGCCGTTCTTCCATGCCGTGGCCGTCCCCATGTTCCTAACGTGGGTATACAGAAAGTGGAAGGATGTCTACAGTATGAATATTTGCCTGTATGGTGTTGACGCGCCGGACTGGCAGCGTGCGGTTAGAGAATGGATCGAACGGAGGGCGAAGTGATTTATGCGGTCTGCGCACTTGCAGGTCTAGTTCTGTCGGTCATGGTGCTGGATACCGTGGCTAGTGAAATGTGGATTTCTAACCTTAACAAGTATGGAACTGACTACATGCGTAGACAGAAGGTAGGAGAATTACTTTGGTGGAGACTCAGCGAATGAAAGAAGTCCTGCAATTTATATCTGAAGGAGGCGCAGTCGAGCGTTTCCATTCTCGCCCAGGCATCAAGCCGAACACTGACGCTCAGCATTCTCACGGCGTCGCTCTACTCTGTTCTTTACTGGTTCCAACAGACGAGCAAGGACGCCCCACCGTGAGCGCCGCGCTTCTACTGGCGGCGCTCACCCACGACTTGGCTGAGCAGCTCGCCAGTGACGTCTCAGCTCCAGCGAAGCGGCTGCTAGGTATTCGGCAGCAACTGCACGACCTGGAGCAGAGTGAGCTGTGTAAGTACGGCCTCGACTATGAGAAGTACTTGACCGCTGAAGAAGCCGTTATTCTTTCGCTGGCTGACTGCTTCGATGGCCTGCTGTACTGCTGCCGCGAACTTGCGCTGGGCAATCGTAACGTGCTACTAATCTGGCGCAAGTTCTGCTCTTACGTCGACGTACTTACTGGAGACGTATCACTGGATACGGCTCTGCTCGCAAATCAGATGTACGAATCAATCAAGTTGATTTATCAGGAGGTTAGAAATGAAGCCGGTCCTTCCTTCGATGTATTCAAGTAGCAGCGTCAGCACTAAGAAGGTTGCAGTCCCAGCGCCCGGTATCAGCC